CCCATACGGCGGGCAAGCTCCGCTTGTGTCCAATTCCTGGCCTCCCGGAGTGCTTTTATTTTGTCTGCTATCATCCGCAGCGCCTCCTCTCAAAATAATTATAGTTTGCACCGCTGTTGTGTCATTATCAAATAGGCTCTGTTGCTTGACAGCGTGGCGGAGGCCAGCTATAATTAAGTTTGCAAAGGTCAAGAAAGACCGAAAACAGACTTTTTGAGGGGGTAGAGAATGATGCCAAATACTGAGCCGAAAAAACGCCGGGGGTGCCTCATTCCGCTTGTAATCTTTGCCATTGTCCTCATTGCTATCATCAGCGGGATAGTGGCAGGGGTCAGCGGTACGGCGGGGCAAAAGCCCAAAAGCCTGCTGGCGGAAACAATGGAGCTAACAGAACAGCAGGAGCAAGATTTACTTGCCATATTTGACGCTTGCGGCGTTCTGGAGGTCAAAGAGGTCACACAATTTCAAGAGGGAGAAAGTCAAACGTCTTACCACGTCCGGGATGTTGAAACGGACAGTTACCGGGGCATGAAAGGGACTATTGTGGTGTGGTTAGATAACAGCACAAAGGCCGTTGGCGCTATTTATTTTGATGACCATGACATCTATGTGGACGGTGCCGTTGTGGCTCAGGTGCCCGCCTTTTATGTATCATCCGCCCAGCGCGATGAGTACAGACTGGCGGCCCAGTTATTGGTTAAAGAGTGTTTGAATTATCCAGACAGCGCCAAGTTTGGCAGCATATCAAAATGGGCGTTTGGTGTAAATGAGGATGGCTATGATGCGGTGCAATCCAGCGTGTCCGCAAAAAACGCCTTTGGCATGGAGAGCACAGAAAATTTCCAAGTCTTGTTTGACCGGGCCACGGGTGTCCCCGTGTCATTGATTATTGACGGCACAGAATACATTAAGTGAACAAACGCAAAAAGCCGGAGGGGCCTGCTGGCCTCTCCGGCTTTTTTCCATTGGAAAAAACAGCCCCGGTTATAGCGGCAAGGGTATCTTTACCCCTCCCGGCCTTGGTGGCCCTTGTGGGGGCCTTTCTGGGCCGTACAGAGGGCATTGCCGCCCGGCGCTGTTATTCCTTTTTCTTTTCGATTTGTGCAATGGCCTCTTTCAATTTATCAAAGCCAAACATTGCAGCATAGGCCACCATAAAGCCCACCACAACGGCGGCCACCACCATGTACCACACCACGGCCAGGCCCTTGACCTGAGCCCAGGCAAAGAACGCCGCCAGGGTCAGGCCCATGGCCACGATGACGGCCAGGACGTTGGTGGGGAGCCGGTCCCAGGTGAGCTTTTTGAGGACCTGGACGATGATGTTGGTGAGCACCACCAGGACGCCCACAATGCTGAGGATGACGGACCAGTCAAAAATGCTTTCCATGTATATTTCCTCCCTTTGTTTTTACCCCACAAGGGTGAGGTCCTTGATGTTGACAGCGGCGGTGACCGCCCTGCCCTGGCCGATGACGGCCCGGTCCCCGTTCAGCTCCAGCACCGTGTAGGTGTTGGCGTAGACAAAGGACGCCAGGCCGCCGCCGGTGTAGGTCTTGGCCCCGGCCTTGACCTTGACGGTGGAGCCCTTGACGATGGAGGCGGAGGCCTCCACGGCGATGTCAGCGGCGTCCACCCAGCCGTAGACCGTGGAGCCGCCGCCCTTGACGGCGATGAGGTGATAGGGGTGCCGGGCGCCCTTGGCCACGGCGGTGACCCTGGCCTCACCGGGCTTGCAGCTCTTGGCGTTGGTGCTGCCGGAGCTTGCATAGTGGTGGGAGCCGGTAAAGGCCACCACGGCCCCCACAGCGGGCCCCTGAGCGCTTGCGGCGGGCTGGGTAGGCTTGGACACCTCCCCGGCGTCCCCGCCCGTCACGGCCCCCGCATAGTCCACCCAGGGCAGCTTGCCGTGCTTGGTCCAGGTCCGGGTGTTATACCCGGCCTTTTTGCCGCATCCGGCCACGGCGGTGATTTGCACCTTGTTCTCCCATCTGGGGGAGCACTCCACCGCCAGGCCGTTGCCGATGTAGACGCCGATATGCCCGGAGCACCAAACGGCCTCACCGGGCACCATGGAGCCCCAGCCGGTGGTGCTCACATCGGCGCACAGCTTAATCATGCCGTCCGCCCCCACATCCGGGCAGGCCCCGGCGGCCAGCATGGAGGCGGTGGGATAGGCCGCCCCGCCGTACTTCTTGGCGGGGTCCCCACACCAGCCCCAGAGGACGCCTTTGATGAGGTTGACACAATCAAAGCCGTACACGGGCGGGCTCTGATTGGCGGCGGCCTTAATCATGGCCTGCCGCTTGGCGTCCTTGTTGTACTTGTGATTGCTGAGGTAGCGGGTCACATTGTCGCCGGTGAGAGGGGCCCCAAAGCACCCCATGACATAGAGGGTCTTGTAATTCCTGGCGATGTCCACCACCTTGTCCACAAGGGTCTGGGCTTTCATTTTGCTCATGGCGTGATTTCCTCCTTTTAGTCTTTCAGCACGATTTCAGCCGCACGGAGGGCGATGTCCGCCCCGTACTTGTCCGCAAAGCGGTTGAGAAAGCGCTGGGCGTATTTGGCCCGGTTTTCATTCTTGGATTTCCACAGGTAAAAGCCGCCCCAGGTGCCGTCTGTCACCAGGGAGGTGCCCGCAAGGACGGCAATGGCGGTGACATCCCACCCCAGGAGGGTCCCGGCCACGGTGATGCCGCACAGGACCACGGAGATGAAGATGTGCAGCACCAGCATTTTCTTGGAAAATTCCATCCAAAGCGGCCCTCCCTCAATAAAGCGCCTGGACGCTCTGCTCCGTCATAAATTCCTTGTGTTCATGCTTGACCTTGCGGGCATAGTCCAGGGCGGCGTGCATATCGCCGTTGCAATGGGCATCCGGGATGCGCTGGACGGCTTGCGCCGTGGCCTCCCCCAGAACGATGGCGGCCCCCACGCCCTTGATGATAAGCACCTCATTTTTCTCACGGGCCTTTTCCCGCTCATCCTGGGCGGCCTCCCGCTTGGTAATGCGCCGCTGGAGCATCCAGAAACAAAAGCCGGTGATGGCGGTGGGGAGGCCCAGCAGCGTGACCAGGCCCCCAATAGAAAGCTCAATAACCATGACGTGTTCCTCCTTATTCGGCGGCCTCTGTCCAGCCGGACACGCCCGGCTCCCAGACGTTTCCGTCAAGGTCAGAGGTCCAATGCTTGCCGTTGTGGCTCACTTTGGCCCCGGCGCTGTATGCGTCATGGGCCCCCACGGGCTGGCTCCAGGCGGGCCACTCCTCCGCCGGGTCAGAGGTCACCGCCCAGAGGGAGGTGGCCTTGTCCGGCTCCCACCCCTCCTGGGACGTGTGCTCCTGGACACAGCGGTAAAGGGTGCCGCCGTACTGGCGGAGATCGCCCACAGCGTACTTGACGCCGGGCACCCACTCCGCAAAGAGGGTGGACTGTTCAGCGGCGGTCACGGCGTCAATCTGGCCGTTTTCCGCCAGCACCACAAAGGCGATGGCGGCGGCGTTCTCCCGCTGCTGGGCGTACAGCTTGGCCGCATTGATGGCCTTGATGCTGTTGGCGGTAAACTCTACACTCATTCAAAAGCACCTCCGATGCTGGAAATATAACCGCCGGTGTCGCTGGTCCCCCGGCTCACATTGAGCTTGAAGTTGAACGCAAAACCGTTGGTGGCGGTCTGATTGGTAAAGATGTGATTGGCCCCGCTCTTGATGTCCGCCGTGGCGTCCTCCCACACGGGGGTGGTGTCCTTGGCGTTGTTGGTGACCAGCACCTGGAGCACGGCGTCAACGGGCAGAGCGCCCACGATGTTGAGCACCATGACGGTGATGGCGTCATCCGCCTCCAGGGGCTCCGCCAGGGTGATGCTGGCGCTGGTGACCTTTTTGGTAAAGGTCACGGTGTAAGGGGCGCTGTCCGCCTTGCCGTCATTGGCCACCACCTTGAGGGTGTGGGCCCCGTTGAGGATTTTCTGGAAATTGGCGGCGGTGACGGCCTGGAATGTGTTGGACTGGCCCAGGGTGGCCGTATAGGTCCGCTGGAGCACGTTGTCCAGATACTCCTTGACCGTCACGGTGTCCCCGTCCGCATCCGTCACCGTATAGGCCAGCATAAAGCCAGCGTTTTTGGTGCCCAGGTCCGTGCCGGAGGCGGTGTCACTGGCAATGACGGGATAGGCGTTATTGTCCACCGTGCGGGTGTCGCTGGTGACATAGGCGCTGGTGGCGTTCAGCGTGTCATAAGCCCGGACACGGTAGGCCACCGTATTCCATCCGGCGGTGATGGTGTCCGTAAAGGTCAGGGCAGAGCCCTTGTAGACCTGGGCCCATGTGCCGCCGTTGACGCTCCGCTCCAGTTCATAGCCGCTGAGGTTGTCATCGCTGTCCGTGGCACGGGTCCAGGAGATGGGCAGGGTGGCCCCGCCCCGGAC